CGTGAGCTGGCCGGTGCCTGGGGTCGAGCATCTGAGTATCTTCGCCAGCGGTTTAACTCTGCCGGCGGCGCGATCGCCAAGCGCCAAGATTGGGGCCTACCGCAAACGCACAGCACAGAGCGGGTGCGCCGTGTAAAATTTGAAGAGTGGCGTGATTATATCGCTCCGCGCCTGGACATGGATAAGATGATCGATGAGCGAACCGGACTTAAATTCAGCCCGGCGCGCCTCGAGATTGCTTTGAAGGACGTTTACGAAACGATCCGCACGGATGGCATGGCAAATATGAGGCCGTCTGGTGCCCAGCGTGGCCGATCGGTAGCAACCCGCCGCCAAGATCACCGCTTCCTGGTATTCCGCAACGCCGATAGCTGGCTGCAATATCAGCAGCGTTTCGGCAATCCGGATCCGTTTGACTCGATGATCGGTCATATCGATAACATGGCCCGCGACATTGCCATGATGGAGCGCCTGGGCCCGAACCCGGCATCGACCATTACCTATCTACAGCAGACTATGCGCAAAGCGGCGGCCGGCGATAAGATGGCAGAGAACCTCGCCAACCGCAAAGCTGTGCAACTCGAGGATCTCTATGGCGCAATCATGGGCCGCAATAACAGCCCGGTGGATAGCACGTTTGCCTATACGATGGCCGGCACTCGTCAGCTCTTGCAGTCTGCCCAGCTTGCGTCGGCCGCTCTTGTAGCCGTAACCGATTTGAATTTTCAGCGCATCACCAGGAATTTTAACGGGCTTCCCCAGGTTAACACGATTAACAAGACCTTGCGCACCTTGATGACCTTGCCTGACAGCGAGCGCGCCAAGCTGGCGCTGCGTCTAAGCCTAACGGCCGAGGGATATACGACACTCGCTGCCGGTCAAATGCGCTACGTTGGAGACATTTCTGGCCCCGAGGTAACGCGCCGGATTGCTGACTTTGTGATGCGAACTTCTCTGCTTTCTCCCTGGACCAATGCCGGCCGGTGGACTTTTGGCATGGAGTTTCTTGGGCACCTTGGCGACCAGGTGGGCAAGACCTTCAAGGAGCTCGACCCTAATCTGCGCGGCGCGCTTGAGCGGTATGGCATTGGCGAAGATCGCTGGAACATCATGCGGGCAACGCCCCTCTATGATTTCAACGGCGCGACTTTCCTGCGGCCGGATGACATTGCAGCCCGGACTGATATCGATCCGCGCATGGCCAATGATCTGACCGACAAGCTGTTGATCATGGTCAATACGGAAACCAACTTTGCTGTGCCTTCTACGTCCATCCGGGGGCGTCTGGCGCTGACCGGCAATGTTCGCCCAGGCACTATTCCTGGCGAGGTGCTGCGATCCTTCGCCATGTATAAGAATTTCTCGGTGACTGTTCTGAACACGCACATCGCCCGTGGGCTGGCCCTGGATGGCGTGTCTGCCAAAGGCCGGTATCTCGGCGGCTTCATCGTGACTGCCACCCTCATGGGCGCGCTGGCGATGCAACTCAAGGAAATATCAAAGGGCCGGGATCCGGTGCCAATGGATACGCCAGAGTTTTGGGGCGCGGCAATGCTCCAGGGCGGTGGCCTGGGGATCTTCGGTGACTTTATGTTCTCGCAGACCAATCGTTTCGGCGGTGGTTTGGCTGAGACAGTTGGCGGCCCGGTGGTGGGCCTGATCAATGATGTGCGCAATCTTACAACCGGCAACATAATGCAGTTCATCCAGGGCGAGGACACAAACGTGGGCCGGGAGATGATCGACTTTGCTTCGCGCTATACGCCTGGCTCCTCGATGTGGTATCTTCGCCTGGGATTGGAACGCCTGGTAACTGACCAAGTGCGGATGATGGCAGATCCTGATGCGCCTGCACGGATGCGTCGATTGGAGCGGCGGTATATGAACGAGCGTGGCCAAGAGTATTGGTGGCGTCCTGGGCAAACATCGCCTGATCGTGCGCCGGATCTAGAAGCGGCTTTGGGCCGGCGGTAAGCTCTGATATAAAGGCAGCATCATGACCGATATTCCGATCACAGCAAACGAACGAAAGGCGCAGTTCACCGGCAACACCGGCCTGGGCCCGTTTGCTTTTGTGTTCAACGTTCTTGTGGAATCAGACATTCGCGTTCTCAAGAACAATACGCTTTTGACGATCAACACCGAATACACTGTCAGCCTTAATGTTGACGGCACGGGATCTGTCACGCTTACCGACAGCGGAAATGGCACCGCGCTGATTGCGGCAGACATTCTCACAATCATCGGTGGGCGCTTGCTGGCCAGGACCAGCGATTACGTCCAGGGCGGAAATCTTTTTGCAGGGGCTCTGAACGAGGATTTCGACAGCATCGTTATCATGATGCAGCAGCTCGATGAGAAGGTCAGCCGCACTATGCGGATTGACGCCGGCGACATTGGCGAGAACCTTTTGCTTCCATCCAAAGCATCGCGCTTGAACCGGGTTCTGCAATTCAACGCTTCAACCGGAGATCCGGAAGCGGGCCCGACCGCCTCTGATGTTGCCAATGCCCAGACCAACGCCGCCAATGCTGCGGCCTCTGCATCGGCTGCTGCGAGCTCTGCCTCTGCGGCATCTGGGTCTGCTTCTTCTGCCTCGGGCTCGGCCTCTGCGGCGGCTTCTAGCGCCTCTGCTGCGTCAACCTCAGCGTCAAATGCTTCAACCTCTGCCAGCAACGCATCCACCTCTGAAACCAATGCGGCTGCATCTGCCTCGGCCGCCTCGACCAGCGAGACCAACGCAGCTTCTTCTGCGTCGGCGGCCAGCACCTCCGCCAGCAACGCGGCGACAAGCGAGACTAACGCGGGCAACTCTGCCTCTGCTGCTGCTGGCTCTGCCTCTACGGCATCGGCTGCTGCGGCATCTGCTTTGGCTGCGCTTGACAGTTTTGATGATCGGTATCTTGGCGCAAAGTCGAGCGACCCGACTGTTGACAATGATGGCGACCCGCTTGTTGCTGGGGCTTTGTATTTCAACACGGTCAGCGAAGTGATGAAGCTCTACACGGGCAGCGCATGGGTTGCTGCCTATGTTTCGGGTGAAGCTTCGAACATTGCCTTTACTCCAACAGGCGACATTGCTGCAACGAATGTGCAGACTGCTATTGCAGAGCTGGACACTGAGAAGGTGCCTCGCACTGGCACGACAGGCGCGGCTGTTATTCCTTCCGGCACAGAAGCGCAGCGTCCCTCTCCTGCGGCGGGCCAGCTTCGGTTCAACACTGAGGCGGGTTCGTTTGAGGGCTACGATGGCGCTGAATGGGGCGCGATTGGCGGCGGCGGCGGCGCGGTTGATGATCTGTTCTACGAGAACGCGCAGACTGTTGCTGCAAACTACAATCTCGGGGCCACGCGGAACGCAATGACCACTGGCCCGATCAGTATTAACTCAGGCGTTGCCGTCACGGTTTCGTCTGGCGCAAGGTGGGTGATCCTCTAATGCCTATTACACTTGATGGAACAACTGGTATCACTCAAGCCGGTGTAACGGGGGCAACAACCCTCCCAGTTGGCACGACTGCGCAGCGGCCCGGGTCGCCTGCCAGCGGCATGATCCGGCAAAACAGCGACAGTAATGATGTAGAAGTTTACAACGGCACCGCATGGGAAGCTGTTGGCGACCAAACGCGCCTCTATTCTGTCGAATACCTAGTAGTTGCGGGCGGCGGTGGTTCAAGTGGGGATCGTGCTGGTGGCGGCGGTGCTGGCGGAATGATTGAAAGCGGTGATTCTTTGCTATCATTGACCGCATATTCCGTAACCGTTGGGGCTGGCGGAGCTGCTGGAGCCTCTGCAACCACACGGGGCGCTTCTGGTGGAAATAGCGCAATCGGCAGCGTGGTTACGGCTACAGGCGGCGGTGCTGGGGGAACCGGTCCAAATAATCCCACGGACAATCCGGGTCTTTCCGGGGGCTCCGGCGGTGGGGGCGGCCCTTGGAGCGGTGCGGCTGGTGGGTCTGGAACTACGGGTCAGGGCAATGCAGGCGGGTCAGGATCGGCTTCCGGAAACAGCACATCTAACTCTGGTGGTGGGGGAGGCGGAAAATCCGCAGGTGGCGGCAACGCCTCCGGCGCTACTGCGGGTAGCGGCGGCAATGGTTTGGCCGTTTCTATTTCTGGGTCGTCTGTAACCTACGCGGGGGGCGGTGGCGGTGGGTATGATACACGTGTCGCTGGTTCAGCTGGTTCCGGGGGCACAGGCGGTGGCGGTGCTGGCGGCGGACCCCCTACAGCGGGCACTGCAAACACTGGCGGTGGCGCGGGCGGCGGGAACATCTTTTATAGCGGGACAAACGGCGGTTCTGGTATCGTCATCATCCGTTACCTTGGTTCCCAGCGCGGCACAGGTGGCACGGTGACATCGAGCGGTGGCTACACGATCCACACGTTTACTTCTTCGGGGACGTATACAGCATGAGCCATTTTGCAAAAGTCGTAGATGGAGTGGTCACTCAGGTCATCGTTGCAGAGCCTGAGTTCTTCAACACGTTTGTCGATTCGTCTCCCGGCGAGTGGGTTCAGACATCCTACAACACGCATGGTGGGCAGCATCCCGAGGATCGCCCGCTTCGCAAGAATTACGCAGGTATTGGCTACACCTACGACCGCACCCGCGACGCGTTCATCCCGCCCAAACCATTTGCAAGCTGGACTTTGAACGAGGACACCTGCCTGTGGGACGCCCCTGTTGCCTACCCAACAGATGACGGCAGCTACCAGTGGGATGAAGAAACCGCAGCATGGGTGGAGGTCACAACATGACCAAGATTGTCGTTCAGTCCAATGCGTCAGGCACAGGTACCTTCACCATTGCCGCGCCGAACAGCAGCAACACGCAAACGTTGACGCTGCCCGATGAGACAGGCTCGGTGCTAACCGATCAGAGCAATCTGGCGGGCGTAACTGGTGTGGGCAAGGTCTTGCAGGTGGTGCAAACGGTTAAGTCCGACTCGTTTAGCTCCGCCACAAAAGGCTCTTACATTGCCGTGACAGGTTTGTCGGTAACCATTACACCAACGTCCGCAAGCAGTAAGGTTTTGGTAACAGCCCATGTTACGGCGGGTAACCAAAACAACATTGTTTGTATGTTTCATATCTACCGTGACGGAGCAAAAATAACACCGGACGGCGTTTCTACAGGTTTAACGCCTAGCGACGCATACGCTTTGTTTGCTGGCGGTGTAGCCGGTAACACAGGCGTAAGCATGACGCTGCCGTTTCAGTTTTTAGATTCTCCAAACACGACGTCTAGCACCACATACCAAATTTATGCCGCGGTTAATTCTACTGCGGTATTAAACCTCAATGTGAATCCTACTTTAGCGAACGGAGGTGGGGTTCCCGGCGGCAATTCTTCAATCACAGTCATGGAGATAGCGGGATGAACCACGCAGCTGTCTACGCTCTTTATCCGCAAGTAGTCATCGTTGACGATGGCACGGGCGCATTCGACGCCAGCGGCAACAAGGTTGCGATTGATGAAGCGGCTGTTGCGGTTGAGGCCGAGCGCCTTGCGCAGGTCGCAGTTCAGCAGGCCCGCATTGCAGAACTTCAAACGCTCCTGCGCGATACCGACTACATAGCCTTGAGCGACTACGACAAGGACAAGCCAGAGGTGATCGCACAGCGGGCTGCATGGCGGGCTGAAATCAGGGAGTTGGAAGCATGAGCACCCTCGCAGTAGATACCATCACCAACGAGGCTGGCACTGGCCCGAGCAATGCTGGCGGCGGCTTCTTCAAAGGTGA